CTTCGACCACCCTGTCGGTTGGTTACGGCGCACACAACAACGCCGCAGGCACTGTTGTGGCGCTGTCGGCCGCTGCCTACTTGGCAGCGACCTCAACCTCGTCGGCTGCAAAGACTGCAGTTGTGGCAACCTTGGCTCTCGGTTCGGGATCTGAGATTGACGCAAACGCCAACGGCCAGCCTGTCACTGTGACGCTGGGCGGGGCGGCCGCCACCGGCACGATCGAACTGACCATCATGTACTCGATCGACTGATAAACTGAGGGGGCAGGCAACTGCCCCCTTAACCTTCAAAGGGGCGACCGATGACCAGCACAGTTGATATTGCGAACTATGCGCTCAACATGATCGGGGCTTCGAACATCTCTAGCTTTGATGAAAACAGTAAAGCAGGGCGCCTGGTCAACCAGCGCTACGCCGGTGCGCGTGATGCCGTCTTCCGCTCCCACCCATGGAATTGCCTGATCCGCCGCGCCGCGCTGGCCCAAGAAACCCAAGCGCCGGCCTTTGGCTACACCTACCAATATGCACTGCCGACCGATCCGTATTGCCTGCGCGTGCTGGAATTCTCCAATGGCTCTTTGTCCTATCCACAGGACAACATGTTTTCAAACCGTGGTGGCCCAGTGTTTGTGATTGAGGGGCGCAAGCTTCTTACGGATGACGGCACCGCTCAGATCAAATATATTGCGCGCGTCACTGACCCGCAGGAATACGATGCCAGCTTGGTTGAGGCTCTGTCTGCGCGCTTGGCGTCTGAGATCGCCTACGCGGTCACAGGATCGACCACCGTCGTGCAGCTGGTGACGGCGATCTACGACGAGAAGATGCGCGAGGCCCGTTTTGTTGATGCCACCGAAGGTGCGCCGCAGAGGATTGAGGCCAGCGACTTTATCGAATCGAGGTTCTGATGGCTCGTTCAGCACCGGCTCTAAGCTCATTTACTGCAGGCGAGATCTCGCCACGGCTGGAAGGCCAGATCACACTGGAGAAATACCGGCAGGGTCTGTCCACGCTGACCAACATGGTCAGTATGCCGCACGGCGGTGTCACCCGCCGCCCTGGCACTGAGTTCCTCGGTGAGGTCAAGAACAGCGCAGCCAAGGCGCGTCTGATTCCGTTTCAGTTCAAGACCAGCGACACCTACATCTTGGAATTCGGACCTTTGACAATGCGGGTGTACCGCAACGGGCAGCAGGTTTTGAGCGGCACGACCAGAACAATCACGGCCATCACGCAGGCAAACCCTGGTACGCTGACCTCTGTAGCGCACGGCTTTAGCAACGGCGACGAGATCTTTATCACCGGCGTTGGCGGCATGACGCAGTTGAACGATCGCAATTACCGTGTTGCCAACGTCACGGCCAACACGTTCACGCTGCAAGATCTGTTCGGCGTTACGATAAACACAACAGCTTTTACGGCCTTTACCGCTGGCGGCACGGCCGACAATATTTACCAGATCACAACGCCATATGTTGAGGCGGATCTGTTTGCCCTGCGGTATGCGCAGTCGGCCGACACGATGTACATCGTGCATCCTAGCTATGAGATCCGCATCCTTACGCGCACAGGCTCTGCGGCTTGGACGCTGGCCGCAGCCGTGATTACCGGCGCACCATCGCCTGCCCTGAGCGGCGCAAACGACCGCCCTAGCGTGGTCACGTTCTTTGAGCAGCGCTTGGTGTTCGGCAACACCAACAACAACCCGCAGAGCCTGTGGTTCAGCAAGAACGGGGCCTATCTCAACTTCACGGTCGGCACGGCCGCAGATGATGCGCTGATCTACACGATTGCATCCAACCAGGTGAACGCCATCCGATACCTGTCGGCCACCCGTGTGCTGACGCTCGGCACATCTGGCGGCGAATACGTCGTGACCGCCACCAGCGATGGCCCGATCACGCCGACCACCACGCTAATCCGCAAGTATTCCAACTACGGCACGGCCTCGGTCGAACCTGTGCAGGTGGCCGACGTTACGCTGTTTCTGCAGCGCGGCAACCGCAAGATCAGGGAATTCAAATACGTCGGCGACATCAATGCCGACGCCTACCAAGCGCCTGACATGTCGATCTTGGCCGAGCATATCACCCTGGGCGGCATCACGCAGTTTGCCTATCAACAGGAGCCTGACAGCGTAATTTGGATGGCGCGCACCGACGGCACGCTTATCGGGATGACCTACCGGCGCGAAGAGGAGGTTGTGGCGTTTCACAAGCACATCATCGGTGGCACCTTTAGCAGCGGCCAAGCGGTTGTCGAAAGCGTTGCAACGCTGCCGTCTGAGACGGGCGAGGATGAGCTTTACATGATTGTAAAGCGCACGATCAGTGGCGTGACCAAGCGTTACGTTGAGCTGATGCGGCCGTTTAATTTCGGCGGTATCACGACCGGCGCATTCTTTGTGGACAGCGGCTTGTCCTATGCCGGCACTGGTGTGACCACCCTATCTGGCCTGCACCACCTGGAAGGTCAGACAGTGTCTATTTTAGCTAATGGCGCCAGCCACGCAGACAAGGTTGTAAGCAACGGCGCTGTGAGCCTAGACGTGTCGACCACCGTGGCAGCGATCGGCTACGGCTACAGCAGCATCATGCAGACCCTGCGCATTGAAGCTGGCTCTGCCGACGGCACCAGCCAAGGCAAGCCTAAGCGAATTCACGGCATCACGGTGCGCCTGCATGAGACGGTCGGCGCTGAGGTTGGCAGCGGCCCTGACAAGCTTGACCGGATCTACTTCCGCGACAGCTCAATGCCAATGAACCAAGCCGTGCCGCTGTTCACCGGCGACAAGGATGTCGAATTCGAAGGCGGCTTTGACGATGACGATCGTGTCTATGCTCGGCAGACCCAGCCGCTTCCCATGACTGTTCTTGCGCTCTTCCCGCGCATGAACACTTTCGACAAGTAGGTGTAAGAAATGAGCATTTTCGGCATACTCTCGCTAGGTTCGTCTCTTCTCGGCGGGATACAAAACAAGAGTTCTTCCGACAAGGCAGCGGCGGCAGCGCAGCGCGCCGGTGAATTCAACGCCAAGATCATTGAGCGGGACATCGACCTGCTTGAGAAGCAGCGCCAGATATTCAATGCCAACTTCTTGACACAGGCCGACCGCAGCAAGCGTGCGTTTGAGCGCGATGTGCAGGGTGCTGTGCGCGCTGGCTTTGGCTTTGCCGGCTTTGATATGTCTCAAGGCTCTCCTCTGCAAATACTGCGTGAGAATGCCCGCGAATTCCAGTATGAGCAGGATGTGGCGGAATTCAACCGAGGCATCACCAACATGCAAATCTCGGATGAGCAGGAATCGGCTAGGCTAAACGCAAAGCTTTCTCGGATGGGCGGACAGGCTCAGGCATCTGGCCTTCGCGCGTCCGGCACGGCCAGCCTGATCGGGTCGGTCGGGCAGGCTGCAGCGATCGGCTACGAATACAAAATGTTTGGTGGGTGATCTATGAGAATTCCGGTCTACGCTTCAAACGCCGTCGCAACATCAGAAGCCCCAGGCGCAAGCATTCGGGCGCGCATGGACCCCAACGTCTTTGTGCAGTCTGAACTGGCCAAGGGCGAAGTGCTTGGCTCTGCCTTCGAGCAGATCAACAAGTACGCCTTGGCGCGGGCTGAAGCCGAGGCCAAAATCCAGTACAACGAGGCGATGATCGGCGCAGAAGTGGAAATGCGCGATCTGGCCGAAAGCCTGAAGGACAGCTCGCGCCTTGGCGATGTGCTGAACGAAAAAGGCACCGGCGCCTGGCAGGTGGCGACGAAAGACATGCGCGCTCGTCTGGCTGATGGCCTTTCGAGCCGATCGATGACCGATGCATTTAATGCGCGCTTTGATCAGCAAGAGGTGACCGTGCGGTTCCAGCTGCGTGATGCAGTTGAGACGCGGATCAACGCGCGGGCTGCGGCGGCTGCCAAGGCACGGCAAGAGTCTCTTGTTGCTCAATTGAGCGATCCAAGGATGGACCCCGCCACAGCGGCCATGCTGCTTGCATCGTCTGATGCTGACATGAAGTCTGACTTGGCTGCCGGCATTGTTACGCCTGATATGGCAGCAAATATCAATTCGGCGATGGTCAACAAAGTTGTTGATAACTTGGTCACTGCTTTTGTCGGCGGCGATCCGGCTATGGGTCTAAAATTGGATAAGGCTTTGCAATATCAAGATGAGGTTAATTCTGGCGCGATGACGGCTGAAAATGCTGCTTTGCTGTCCGGCCTTGACGCCAGCTCGGCCTACACGTTGTCTGTGCTTCGATTGGCATCGCCTGATGTGGCGACCAAGGCAATCGCAGAAGCAATCACGCTGGCCAATAAGATTGATGGCGCAAGGGACGAAGCTAAGGCAGAAGACGCAGCCGCGTTTAAAGTCGAAGTTGACAGCATGTACAACTCAACATTTGGCGTAGACCCCAATGCAAATGCCAGCCTTGATCTAACCCAACGGTTGATGAGCATAAGCCCTAAAGCCTTCAACCTAGCTGGGCTTGACGCAACACAGCCAATCACTGGCAAGAAGTACTTAGAGGTCGCTGCGGGTTATCTTGATGCTAACAATGTGTTGACGCAAGATCAGCGCAAGGCGCTTGATACGCACCGCAATCCTAACGTGGATGGGCCGTTTGCCAAGCAAAGCGATCCTGCTGTTTACTCAACCTTATTTCAGAAGCAACTTAGTGGCACTATGACTATGGCCGACTTGAACGCCAACCAAAGTAATCTATCACTTCCAGATTGGAAGGCCTTGGCAGAGGGTATGCAGACCGAAGCAAGCCAAAGCTTTCAGTTGGTTGACGATGCTGTTGCTGCCCAATTCAACTTCAACAAATTCACCGCCCCAACTGATGATGCGCAAAAAGAGTCACAAGCCGCTTACGCATATGTAAACTCGCAACTGTTAGCCGAATTTAACGCAGCGCGCGCGGCCGGTAACCCTATGACATCAACGCAAATGACAGCCAGAAAAGATGAACTGGTTGCAGATCGCATGGTGGCTTACCGTGTTACGCTCCAAGCACAACTGACAGATTATGTAGCGTCGGCGTCAAGCCAAAATGGGCTGCCAGATTTCCCAGTTGGCGGTGAGCTTGCAGGGCTGGACGCATGGTACAGGAGTTTGCCAGAGCCAACGCAAACTCAAGAAACGGTATATGCGCGCGTAAGATCGCAAATTGTTTACTACAATAAAATGATACAGGGGCAGTGAGATGGTTGGATTGATGCAAGACGATACCGACCTTGAGATGACCCGCTACAACGAGGCGGCACAGATCAAGCAATATTCCGGCTTGTCGGTTAACACGATGCGCGGCGGGAATGTACAATATGATCCGATCCGCAAAGTCGATGGCGTCTACGTTGACCTGCCCTCTGGCGGTAAACTGCGCATTGGTGACCGCCCTGTACAGGTGGCGCAGGCTGATACGATGCTTACGCAGACAGACGCCACAGCAGCGCCTGCCGCGCTTGTGCCGACCGCAAAGCCTGCCCCCGTCAGTCTACGCCCAACAGCAGAGCCGGTTGCTGCGCGCCAGCCGATTGCGGAATATGCTGCAGAGCAGCGGGCAATCTCGGACAATGGACCAACGGCAGCAGACTTTGAAGCCGCTGGCTACACGGCGGAAGAGCTTGCGCAATATCAGCAATCGCTTCCAGGCCCAGAGATGGTCCCGATGAAGATGACGCCGGCTCAGACGGCCGAATACGCAAAGCAACCTGGGGCGATGATTGTTTCTGACTACGAAGCGCCAGGTCTTTTTGATGGCGCGGTTTCTGAAACCATCAAGGGCCTTGTAAAGGGCGGTATTCTTGATCCGGTAAAGTTTGTTACAGACCTTGCTGGCGAAACAAACAGAACTCTTTTCCAAATTGTCGACCCCCAGACCGGAGAGTTTGATCCGCAGATCAGGATCGTGTCTGCTGAAGAAATGGCAAATATAATGAAAATGCCATTTGCCCCTGTGGGCTTTGAAGATATGTTTAAGTCTGATCCACAGGCTGGGGCTGGCGCAAAATTTGTTGGCAGCGTAGGCCAGTTTGTTGGTGCCTTTGCAGGATTGGGCAAGTTTTTCAAAATTGGAAAAGGTTATATGGGGAATGCCACGCGAGCAGGTGCGGCTGACTTTCTAGGATTTCAAGGGGATAGCGGACGCGCAAGTGATTTTGGGGCTGACCTTTTGCTTCAGCTTGGGGTGCCTGAAAACAAAGTTTTTGACTTTATGCGGACAGACCCAAACGATCCTGATTACTTGGGGCGCTTTAAGAATGCCCTTGAGGGCTTTGTCCTTGGCGGGCTTGTAGACGCAATTGCCCCAGTATTCCGCTTGATCAAAGACGGCGGCAGCACAGCAGAGCTGGGGCAGTCGCTTGAAAACTTGCGCTTCAGGGCCAAGCAAGTGGCGGCCAATTCCTTGTCTGATGCGATGGGGATCGGCCGAGCTGTCGCCGCTGGTGACACTCGGATGCTTGGTGAAGTCTTCCAGCCTGCCGGTACGCCGCGCAGCTTGGGGGCGGCTGGTGTAAATGATGCTACAATGCAGAGCGCGCCTCTTGCCCCAATTCCTTTGATCACGCCGCGTGACCTTGAAGGCGCGCGCATCATCCCGACTGTTGCTGACTTGATGCGAACTGGTGGCTATTACACAGGCATTGATGCTTCAAAGGTTGACGTTCCTGAGCCAATGATGGGCGGCCCAGGCTATCCTCTCTTGCAATCTAGCCAGCAAGCTGGCCTTGCATGGGCAATTCAGGGCAAAAGCATCGGGACAAAAAAGGCTGGTTCGGGCGCTGACTTGATCGCCGTCACAGCGATGAACCCAACAAGCCATCAATCAAACATCAGTTTCATCAATTCACTGATCAAGACAACATCAGCATACGTCAGGGATGGACGCATTCAACCCGAAATATTGGGCGAACTTGACGCAAGAGTAAGAACCTCTGCCACGGGTGGCGACCCATCTCTGGCTCGTCTTGCTCGCTTTCCAGGCTTTAACAGTCCAAACCTGCAAGAGTTTATCAACAGCGCAAGCTTCCAAGAGCGCAGCAGAATCGCCGACATTATTGGGAGCAAAGGCATGCAGGAGCAAGGCCTTCCAAGCGTAGCCCGTGTTCTGCAGGAGACAGTTGATCCTCGGTATGCGGGAGCAAACCCGCGCGACACGCTTTTGTTTATTGAACCAGACTTCAGTGCGCCACCCGTTGACCTATTTGCCGCCGGCTTGCCTGTCCATCCGAGCTACCGGTACGGCATCAGGGGGCGCGTCTTCGGCGCGCTTGATCAAAATATCTCAACCTTTGAAATGTTCCCAGACTTTTGGGGCGAAAAGAACGTCAATGCCTTTGGCCCAGCGT